TCAAGTAGTTTAGCCGCCGATGGTGCGCCTGCCGCTGTAGAGCCCTGCTGCAATGCAAGATTTCCAAGTAATGTTGCTAGCTGCTCTTGTGCCGAACCTTGTGCCAATCCGCTACCCGCTAACAGGGTGCCCGCGTTACCGGTAGCCCTGCCGATAATGTCAGAAGCACCAGATCCTTGACGGTCAATCAGTCCCGATAACGCTGTGCCAGTATTAAATCTATCTCGCGCAATGCCCGCGCCTGCATTCTGAAAAACACTGGCTGCGGCTGGGGCTAGTGCCTGCTGAGATCCTAATACTTGCTGACCTCGTTGAAATTGGTTATTAAAGTCTTGGGCCGCCAGCCCCATGCGCTGACTTATTAGCTCGCGTTGCACATTGCCGCCACCTAAGCCACCAGTTGCGGATGCGCCTCGAAGCACGCCGATTCTACCTTGATCCTGTAAATATTCCTGACCTGGTGACGCTTGAAAGTTTTCAAACGCTGTTCTTTGAGCATTGTTGCCGCTAAGGCCGGCTAATGCCGCTTGTATGTCGATGCCCTGATTGCCAGCATTAAGCGCACCTAGCGCACCAGCTCGACCCTGCACAAGCGCCGCTTCTGAGCCTACTAAACCGATTGGTGGTGCCATTATTTAGCCCCTAGTAATTGAACCTGATTAAGCAGATTGGATAGCCTACCTTCATTTTTTGAATTAAAACCGCCGGCCCTACCTACAAAATCTCTATTGCCCGGCCGGTTAATAAGGTGCCTACTATTATCGCCGCCGCCATTTAGTACGTTTTGAGCGTGCTCCGCAAAAAATCTCTGATCCGCTTCGCTTATATTAGGTATCTCGCCGCGTGCTGCGGCCTGAAATAATTGAAGATTATCAGTAAGTCCTGCCAGTAAATTAGTGTTACCCAATCGCACCTCGTCTTGTTCTGTAACAACCTGTGGAAGTGTTTCAGGTATAAACCCAGTATCAAAATTCAATGATTGAGGTGTGAAGTTGCCGCCCATTAGCGCTGCTTGCGCGCCGACATTGCCTTGCCTGAAAGCATCGAGCTGAGATCTTAGACCGCCCCCAAGTATATCAAGCGCACCTTGATTGCCCTGCTGCCGGTTCTTCTGAGCTGCGTTAAACAATGGATCAATGCGCCCCATTGCCTCATCGACCTTACCAGAAAAGAAATCTCTGCTAGCTCTATTTTCAGCAGACTGAGCTTCCATTGCGGCTTCTGGGTCGCCAAATAAAGTGTCTGTGATGCCCGATGCGTCTGCTACATCCTTAAAGAATCCCACCATTAGACTAATACCCACCCTTGTGTTGTGTCGCCTGCAATATCGGCATCTCGCTTAATATAAAGTATAGCGCCCGCTGTCCCCGCTGTATTCATGTATAACCTAGTGGGCAACGCCTCCTCTACGCCCTCTGGAGACCCCGAGCCCTCTAACATAGCAAGCCTTGTTACCGCTCTAGCCCATGACGCCGATCTAGTCTGCATTGTACCATTTTCGCTTGTAAATGGCTCATTAGGTGAGGGGGCTACAATCCTCATATCATGTTCTTCCTGATACGTGCCTCGAGCTTAATAAACACAGGCTTAACTGAGTCGGTTAATTCAAATCTGAATATCTCGAAGCGCCTAGCCCTGCCAATTCTGGTCCATATTACGCGCCGATGGAATTCGCCAACTTTACCTATTGACCGATCCCTCTCGTCGCCAAATGTTTTGCCATCGAGTGACCTGCTCATTCTTACTTTAGGATCTGGCACCGCTGCATTACCTACGCCGCTCTCAACAGTTAGTTCCATACTCGCAATAGAAAACGAATTACCGTTAGCCGATACGGGCATAGTGTCTAAAATTCTAGGGATTACCGCGCCGTACTCTGTGTATACATCTTCGTCAAGTATCCCTATTCGCCCATCTATACGATCAGAGCACAATAGCTCGCCGTAAGCGGTTTCTATTGAGGAGACTCTCCATGAATCAAGCGCGTCACTAATGAACGACCTGCGTTGATGCCATCGGCTAGAGAGGGCGCTAAACTCAAAGGTTTCATTTTTAGCCGGCAGTGTGAATGCCGTGAAAAACTGGCCGTTCGTGCCATAGTGCACCGCAAAGATCCCTGCAACTTCTGCGTCGGTCATATCATCAAGCACAACATCTATAGCGCTTGTTGATATCTTTTGGACGCCACTACCCTGAAACTCATAGATAGAAGGGGACTCATCACGACCACCACCGACAAACCGAAACGCACCGTCGCCTTTAATTACCGAGAATGGCGCAAATAAACCCTTTTCAATAACTAACCCTGTTCTTAAATAAGGCTGGTTAGCGCCGGATGGTACATTCTCAAACTCTTCGATTGTCTCTGATCCCAAAATGTACACATTGTTCTGATAAACCACCAGTCCAACAATCTTATCTGGGTCAGTTTCGGCGGTAAAAAAATCTGTAGCCGTATAAGCTAAGCCGTTATTCAGGTTGGAAATTATGGCTCTCTTTGTGGCGGTCGTAAAAACAAAATAACCATCGGAAAAATCTACATATTGAGGTGCGCCGCTAGCTGTAAAATTTGAGTCTACCGCGTTCACATCAGGCGTAAATGTAGTCGTGGACTGAACCCACACCGAGCCCTTGCCGCCTGGCACCAATATAAATAACTGGGTGCCATTGGTCGCCATCGACACACGGCCCGTCCCCTCGATAGTCCCTAGCGCTGTATTAGTGAAAACATCGGGGTTAGTTGAGGCTCTGTCAACTCTATACAGTGATGTCCCGTTAACAAAATAGGGTATATCCCCCATCTTGTGAGATCCGCGATTTTGCTGAGCTATCGTTCCTGTTGTTGTTATCTCTGTTGCCCCCGCCGTACCGAATAGAGTCTCTTGAGATAATGCCGGAGCCTGCACAATATTAGGATACATATTTATACACTGCTGATTTGATACCACTGGCGAATCAGATACGTAGTAACCGTTAGCAATTGGGATAGGGATATTTTCGGCCATTATGAAAGCCCTATATCGACGACTAGGGCGTCACAAATAAAGTCATCAGTACCCTCTAAATTCCTACAATATATAGTCGCTAAAGCGCCGGATGACATCTCAAATGGAACCCTTAATGTAGTGCTTTTAATTCTGTTGATAATGTCAATTGTCGCCTCGCCATCTACCTTCATAAATCCAGCGCCTGAGTCTACAAATAACGCAAACTGGCAAATTCTAGCCGGAGAACCTGACTTTTCGCCTGATATTGTGGCGCTGTATGTCACCGGTAAAGTCTTAGGATCTAGCAACTCTAGCTGATTGTCGGTCGCGCCGCTAAATCTTTCAATTGTTTCTATTTCTGTAGTGGATCCTGCAATTTTAGTCCAGCCTGTCTGATATGCTCCTGTGGCGTCATTGGCCACAAAAGCGATATCGATATCATAGCTATTAGTGAGAATGTTAGACGCCGTAAATAATCGGTTATAGGAAGTTGTACCCACGATTGATACTGGAGCGCCATTTACTACGGAATGACCCGCGCTAGTCACTGTGGTTTTAACGCCCGGGCTCGTAGCTGAATCTGAATATGCCGTATTTGAGCCATCAAACCCTTGGAAGTTTATTGTCGTCGTTGCCGGTGCGTCTAGGGTAAACCCACCGATATTAGTAGAGTCTGTAATTCTAACTCCCGCGCTTTTGAAATCATACTGGATGTCAGTTTTAGCAATACCTGATAATGGGGCTGCTGTAGGGTCGATAGGGTTATTTATCTGGCAAACATTAAAGAGCGCAGAGCCCCCCGCCGAGATATTGCCGCCGCCTGCTAGTATTGTCGTGTCTGATTGAGCGTTACCCTTTAGGGCTGAGACTCCGGCGCCTATAGCTGTTATTCCAGCACCGGTACCGATCATCGTAGATATAATACCGCCTGTGACATCCATCCCTTCTGCAGTCAGAGATAATATATTTGTATTTTCAATCAATATGCCGCCGCTGATAGTGCCCGCAACTCTCAAACCATTACCGCCGCTTGATACTGCATCGCCCGAAAGGCTCATCCCTTGAATAGTTCTATTGGTAGCTATCTCTATGGCATTACCAATACAGGGCAGGGCGGTAGAGCCCACAATAGCGTTGTTAATTCTAAGCGCCGACGATGTAATGTCGCCGTCGATGTAGATTCCTCTACCCGTGCAGCCAAGAGGGTTAAAGTTGTTTAATATCGGTCCTGTGTTGCCTGTTCCGGTCATTACTAGGCCATTAACAACACTGCCTAGCAAAGTCCAGCTATCGAGTAATACGCTACCATCATTAATCTCTAAGCCCGTTGTGCACTCTGATGTAAATAACCGCCTAATGGAACAGAGAGTGTTGGTGTCTTGAACCCTGATGGCAGCACCGCCGCCAGTGTTGTTTATCTTAAGACCGCCTGTTCCGCTAATGCTACACGCAGCAAAACCCCCATTAGAAACAAGTATCGTTGGCGATGAACTAGAGGAGGTCAAAGAGGATAGCGTAGCTGTATCGCCTACAATTTCAGATCCTCCAGGCATTGAGATTGTATCACCGCCTAAATTAATATTACCTTTAATGACATAGGTTGCTACCGCCAATGTAATAACGCTAGACACTGGAGTTGGAAAATCAGCCTTGACCTGTACGACCACCGTATTAGCTACAGAGCCTACAGAAGCCGCCACAACGAGCCCTCCAGCGCCGCTAGAAACGATTGATACATTTTCGCCAGCGACAAGGTTGGCTCCGATAGATAACCCATTTTCAGCCGATACAGCCAAGCTAATACCGTCTAATGACTCTAGGTTTCTAACGAGGTAATCAGTGCCTGAGCTATCTAATACAGGCGTGCCGGTTACTGGGCCTGCTTGCGACAATGTGCCCGTAACGCCTAAAGCCGCTAGGAAGTTAGCCTTGGTAATCTTGAAGTTTTGCCCGTTAACCACGAAATCTAGCGTAGAGCCATCGGGTATAGCCGTATCTGCTACGAAATTGCTTTTCTTAGTGCTGGCCATTAGGGATTATCCTCTAACAGTATATTGCCGTTAGTCTCTGTGAGTATGGTGTCATCTGGGCAAGCATAGAAAGGATCTGAGCTCCAGCCTCCGCTCCCTTCGTTTCCAGATCCTCTAGGCATTGTACACGGCATGCTAGTTGGTAGGTAAGTAATGCCAAGCTTTCGCATTGCAGCTAGGCCATCACGCGCCCCCTCTCGTAAGTCGCCACTAACAGGAACGCCGAATTGTGGTGCCATCATAATAGCGACGTTTTTAATTAATCCCATAAGTGCGCCATCTGGGATAGTAATAGAGTCGCCAAGGTTTGACACCTTCGTATAACCTATGTCAATCCCTTTGGCCGATAGCATTGTCATATAGCGATTCATATAGCGTATAGTAGATTGAGCCTCTGGCGCGTCTATAGGGGATTCATCACCGAGCACAATAAGCTCGAGGAGTATGTCTGCTGCTACAGTAGCCGCTGTCTCAGTCATTTACATCACCGAGATTTAATTCTGGCGCTTCAGTT